GTTGTTCCGACGACTTCCCTAGTAGAGCAGATGTATAAAGATTTTGCAGACTATGGCTGGGACGTAGGTTCATTTTGCCACAAGATATACGCAGGTAAAGAAAGAGAGACGGACTCTCAAGTCATTATTACTACTTGGCAATCAATCTACAAACTCCCCAGAAAGTATTTTGAGAGATTCTCTGTTGTGGTTGGGGATGAGGCTCACCAATTTAAATCAAAATCACTTATATCTATAATGACAAAACTTGCGGATGCTAAGTATCGTTACGGATTCACAGGAACTCTTGATGGAACGCAGACACATAAATGGGTTCTTGAGGGATTGTTTGGACCTTCCTATAAAATCATTAAAACTGACGAGTTAATGAAGAAAGGGCATTTGGCTAAACTGGATATCAATGTGCTTCTATTGAAACACCCACCGAATAAATTTGAAAACTTTGAAGAAGAGGTGCAATATATTATCGGACATAATCGTAGAAATAACTTTATTAAAAATCTTGCATTAGATCTAAAAGGTAATACTCTCATCTTATATGCAAGAGTAGAAGGACATGGTATGCCACTGTATGAATTAATAAATAATAATAACACTATTGAAAATCGTAATGTCTTTTTTATTCATGGTGGAGTGGACACCGAAGACAGAGAGAAGGTTCGAGAAATCACTGAGCAAGAGAATAATGCTATTATCGTTGCATCCTACGGAACCTTCTCGACTGGGATTAATATCAAAAATCTACACAATGTAATTTTTGCCTCTCCTTCTAAATCGAGAATCAGAAATCTTCAGTCAATCGGGAGGGTACTTAGAAAAGGAAACAAAAAAACTAAAGCAACTTTATATGACATTGCTGATGATATCAGTTATAAGTCTAGACGTAATTATACATTAAACCATTTAATCGAAAGAATTAAAGTCTACAATGAAGAAAATTTCAATTATGATATAGTAAATATACCACTTAAAAAATGATGGGAGAAGAGTTTTATAGTTTAATAAAATTAATATCAGGTGAAGAAATCTTTGCCCTTGTTTCTGTCGATCAAAATGAAAATAATGGTAACCCTGTTATAATAGCTCAAAATCCATTAGTAATGAAAATGGTAAATTCTCCTAAAGGTGGTCTTATTAAAGTTAGAAAATGGATTGAAATAAGTGATGATGATATGTTTGTAATACAGTATGATAAAATATTAACAATGTCTGAATGTAAAGATGATAAAATTATTGCTATCTACAATAACTACGTTAGTAATGAATTGAATGATGATATTGAAGTTTATAATCCAGGTGGTCAAGTAAAATTAGATTCTAAGATGGGTTATATATCTTCAGTAGAGGATGCTCGTAAAAAATTTGAACAGTTATTTAAAATTAATCAAGAACCTAAAGAATCATAATATATCCCTATCAATCTCCACAAAGATTATTCTACTGATATTTGACTATCTTGTCAAGCCACAAAAGTATGCTATAATAGATATATGTTAAGACGGGAACAACAATGCTATGCCTAAAAAGAAATCAGAACACTATGTTAACAATAAACAACTGTTAGAAGCATTAATTGTTTATAGAGAGAAAGTAGCATATGCAAAAGAAAATGATTTAGAAAAACCACGTATTACAAATTATCTTGGTGAGTGTTTTTTAAAGATTGCTACACACTTATCATACAAACCAAATTTTGTTAACTACATGTTCAGAGATGACATGATATCAGATGGAATCGAAAATTGCGTTCAGTACATACATAATTTTGATCCTGAGAAATCCCGTAATCCTTTTGCATACTTTACGCAGGTTATACATTATGCGTTTCTCCGCAGAATACAAAAAGAAAAGAAACAATTAGATATTAAAACAAAGATTATTGAAAGAACTGGATTTGATGAAGTTATGATGGTTGATGACAATTCACTATCAGGAGATAGTTCTGAGTATAATACAATTAAGGATAATATTCAATATCGCAATAATAATAGATGAGATTAGCTATTATTACCGATACTCATTATGGGGCTAGGAAGGGTTCTAAGCATCTTCATGATTACTTTGAACTTTTTTATCGTGATGTCTTCTTTCCGTCTTTAGAAGAGCATCAGATAGACACTGTGATTCATATGGGTGATATATTTGATAGTCGTAAGGCAATAGATCTTCAGAGTCTTGAGTGGTCGAAGAGAGTAGTATTTGAACCTCTTAAAAAATATAAAGTTCATGCTCTTATTGGAAATCATGATTGTTATTATAAGAATACTAACAATGTAAATTCTCCAGAACTTTTATTAAAAGATTATGAAAATATTAAGACGTACTCAAAAGCAACAGAAATTTCTTTAGATAAATTAAAGATTCTTCTTTTACCTTGGATTAATTCTGAGAACTTTGAAGAAACTGAGAAGTTAATTAAGAAAACTAAGGCAAAGGTTGCCATGGGTCATCTTGAAGTAAATGGATTCAAGGCAACTCGTGGGCATCTAATGGAAAATGGAATGGATGTCAAGACTTTCAATAAATTTGAGAAAGTTTATTCAGGACATTTTCATACTCGTTCGGATGATGGTCAGATTTATTATTTGGGTAATCCATATGAGATGTTTTGGAATGATGTGAATGATCCAAGAGGATTTCACATCTTTGATACTGAGACATTAGAACATACTCCAATTAACAATCCTTATAAATTATTTTATAACATATATTATGAAGATACTAATCATAAGTTGTTTAATGCTACTCAATATGAAAATAAAATTGTAAAGGTAATTGTTCGTAAAAAGACTGATCAGAATATGTTTGATACATTTCTTGATAAACTCTATTCAGTTGGTGTACAAGATTTAAAGATAATTGAGAATTTTGATATTCAAGAGAGTGAAGATTTTGATATAGATGAAGATGAAAATACATTATCAATTTTGAATCGGTATATTGATGAATCTGAATTTGAATTTGATAAACATATTATTAAAGATATTTTTCAAGATCTTTATAGACAAGCCTGCGAGGTAGAATAAATGTATCTTCTTACTCTTAAAGAAAATAAAGGTGAGGGTGCCTATGCTGTTGATGACAGGTATGGTAATCAAGTCTTATTTTTATTTGAAAAGGAAGATGATGCTGAAAGATATGCTATGATGTTAGAAGATCAAGAAGATAGAGAAATGGATGTTATTGAGGTTGATGATGAACTTGCAATAAAAACATGTAAACAACATAATTACAAATATGCTGTAATTACCCCTGATGATATTATGATTCCCCCTAAAAGATGATTACCTTCAAAAATATAAAGTGGAAAAATTTCTTAAGTACTGGTAACAACTGGTCTGAAATTAATTTTCTTGAGCATAATACTAATTTGATAGTAGGTACTAATGGTGCTGGTAAATCTACCATGTTAGATGCACTTACTTTTGCATTGTTCAATAAACCTTTTCGTAAGATTAATAAAGGGCAGTTGATTAATACTGTCAATGAAAAAGATTGTATTGTTGAAATAGAATTTAATGTTAATAATCGTGAGTATCTTGTAAGAAGAGGAATTAAACCTAATATATTTGATATTGAAGTTGATGGCAATCCACTTCACAAACAAGCTGATGACAGAACAAATCAAAAAATATTAGAAGATACTATATTAAAAGTAAATTATAAGTCCTTTACTCAAATTGTAATACTGGGTAGTAGCACTTTTGTACCCTTTATGCAATTGAGTGGTTCTAATCGTAGAGATGTTATTGAGGATTTACTGGACATACGTATATTCTCAGCTATGAATAGTTTGATTAAAGAAAAGATTAGAACACAAAAGGATAAAATTAAGTCTTTAGATTTGAAGAAAGATAATCTTAAAGATAAGATGTCTATGCAAAAGAATTTTATTAAGGAATTGGAAGAGCAAGGTAATACTAATATTGAAAATAATAAGCAAAAGATTAAAACATTGAGTATTGAAAATGATATTCATATGGAAAAAAATGGACTTGTTGAAGCAGATATATCAGACTTACTTAAGGAGCAAGAAGTTGTTGCTGGTGCTGGTGAAAAGTTAGTGAAACTTAATAATCTTAAGGGTAAAATTACTCAGAAAGTAGCAACAATTACCAAAGAACATAAGTTTTTTACAGATAATACGGTTTGTCCTACATGTACTCAGGATATAGAAGAAGAGTTTCGTGTAAATAGAATTGCTGACGTTCAAGATAAAGCAAAGGAGTTGCAAACTGGTTATAAAGAACTAGAGGAAGCAATTCAAAAAGAAAAGGATAGAGAACGTCAATTTACAAAATTATCTAAGGAGATTACTCAACTCAACCATGGCATTTCTCAAAACAATACTCGAATCAGTCTCAACCAAAGACAAATCCGAGATCTTGAAGAAGAAGTTCAAAAAATTACCGAACAATTTAAAAACAGAAATACTGAGCATGAGAAGTTAGCAGAGTTTAAAGAGAACCTCCAACAAACAATAGAAGACTTATCAGAGAAAAAGGAAGATATTAATCACTATGATTTTGCCTATTCTTTGTTAAGGGATGATGGAGTTAAGACAAAAATAATCAAAAAGTATCTACCACTTATTAATCAACAGGTAAATCGTTACCTTCAGTTGATGGACTTCTATATCAATTTTACATTGGATGAAGAGTTTAATGAGACGGTACAATCACCGATTCACGAAGATTTCTCATATTCATCATTCAGTGAGGGTGAGAAGATGAGGATTGACTTGGCATTACTCTTTACATGGAGAGAAGTTGCTAGGGTTAAGAACTCTGTAAATACAAATCTCCTTATTATGGATGAGGTATTTGATAGCTCTCTTGATGGGTTTGGAACAGAAGAATTTCTTAAGATTATTAGATATATAATAAAGGGTGCTAACATTTTTGTTATATCCCATAAGACTGATCTTAATGACAAGTTTGACAATATAATAAAATTTGATAAGATAAAGGGATTCAGTAGGATGGTGTCATGATTAAATCAAAGGTGATACCATTATTTCCAACATTAGTTTATGATGTGGAATGTCCCGAATTAATTGATGATGTGTTACTTGAATTTGATAAAGCAAATTGGATAGATTCGGATGTTACTATTAACGATAGTAATTTTACATTAAAGAAAAATAAGAAACTTACCAAGAAGTTTAATGATCTTGTAAATGATGCTTTGAGGGATCATCAATATCAGGTTCCTTTAAAAATGTCTACCAGTTGGTTTACTCGTGTTAAACCCAATAATAGTGGTAGAAACCATTATCATGTAAACTCCTTTTATAGTGGTGTTTTTTATTTTCAAAGTGATTGTTCCAAACTTGTTGTGGAAAAAGAATTGCCACAAATTCATGTTCCATGGAATACAACAGATTTTGGTTTAATTCCTTCAGGAAATATTGGGTTTTCCGCAAAAATGGGACATATGCTATTGATTCCTGGTAATATAAGGCATTATATTAAGGAAAATATGACCAATCATGATCGTCATTCACTTGCTATGAATTTTATGCCAAGTGGATTTTGTGATTTTACGGACTCATCATACAATTACAGATGAACAAACCTAACTGGCAACACAATTCGGGTAAGCCACCGAAACGAAAACTTAAACCACAGGCACTACGTGCTGCAAGAGAAAGACGCAGACAGTTGATAAAGCGTCTACAGAACCCCTCAAATCGAGGGGTTTCGTCGTATAATAGGTTCATAAGCAAAAACACAGATGCCAGTTAATCACGAAATTAAATCTCAACTCGCAAAATTACTTGCTACTGAAGACCTTGTAGTAGAGCATAAGCAAGTAGAGACAGCAGAATTTAATGTTCATACTCGTGTTTTGACATTACCAGTATGGGAAAAGGCATCTAACAATGTATATGATGCTTTGGTAGCACATGAAGTAGGACATGCATTATTCACACCAGATGTTGATTGGACAAAGACTCATAAGATTCCACAACCATTTGTGAATATTGTTGAGGATGCTAGAATTGAAAAGTTGATGAGAAGAAAGTATGCTGGTATTGCAAAAACTTTCTTTAGAGGGTATAATGAACTCAATGATAATGATTTTTTTGAGATAGATGATCAAGATATTGATACTCTTAACCTTGCTGATAGGGCTAATTTATATTTCAAGATTGGTTCGTTCGTTAATATATCTTTTTCAGATGCTGAGAAGGAGATTATCTCTTTAATTGAAAAGTGTGAAACCTTTGAAGAAGTATTAGATGCTTCTAAAGTTCTCTATGATTATTGTAAGCAGAAACAAGAAGAAGATGCTGAAGAGGAAGTGGAAGCAAATATTGAAATGCAATCTACTCAGAGTGGTGGGACATCATTAGATAATTCTGAAAAGACTGAGGAAAAGGAAGAAGTTGATCTTGATTATCAACCAGAATCATCTGAGCAAGGATTTGATGAGCAACAATCTGATAGCACTAATACTGGTTCTCCTCAAAAACCTACAGCAGCAGGAACTAGGGGAAGTGAGAATTCTGAACCAGAAGTAAAAACTGCTGATGCATTAGCAAATGCTATAAAAGATTTGGTGGGTCAGGGTGGTAGAGATAATGTATATGTTGAAATTCCTAAGTTGAAATTAGAAGATATTATTATTCCTAATAAAGATATTCATGATGAATGTCAACAATGTTGGGATGAATATCTACTAAGTGATTCTGGTAGAATATATGAAAATGATGATGAAATAAATCAGGAGGAAATGGCGGCAAAATATTATAGGTACCTACCAGTTCATGGTATTAAAGGTGTTGATAAAGAATTTGAAAAATTTAAGAAGTCTGCACAAAAAGAAGTTAATTATCTTGTAAAGGAGTTTGAGTGTAAAAAATCTGCTAGTGCATATGCTCGTGCAACTGTTGCAAAGACTGGTGTTTTGGATACATCAAAACTTCATACTTACAAGTATAATGAAGACCTTTTCAAGAAAGTAACTGTAATTCCTGAAGGTAAAAATCATGGGTTGATTTTTATTCTTGATTGGTCAGGGTCAATGTCTGATGTAATGGTAGATACTCTAAAACAACTTTATAACTTACTTTGGTTCTGTAAGAAAGTTAATATACCTTTTGATGTTTATGCTTTTAGTAATAATCATCCTGGTCAATATTCTAATGATACTAGAGAGTATGCATATGAACCAAAAGAAGGTTCATTGGAGGTATGTAGATGGTTCTCTTTATTGAATATGTTTACGAGTAGTGTAAATGGAAAAACATTAGATCAGCAAATGAAAAATATTTTTCGTATTGCTTATAGTTTCCGTAATAGTGTTAGATATCATTGCCCACAATCACTTTCTTTATCTGGAACTCCTTTGAATGAATCATTAATTGCTCTTCATCAAATCATTCCACAATTTAAAGATAAGAATAAAGTTGAAAAAGTTCAGTGTGTTATTTTGACTGATGGTGAAGCATATCCATTAAGATATCATCGTGAAGTTAAAAGGAATTGGGAAGATGAGCCATATCTAGGAACTAATGAAACTGGGGAGCATACATTTTTACGTGATCGTAAGACAGGTAAAACATATAGACTTTCGTGGAACTATCATCAATCTACAGATGTATATCTTAAAAACTTAAGAGATAATTTTCCAAATAGTAATTTTATTGGTATTAGAATAATGGGTTCAAGAGATGCAGGATCATTTATGAGAAGGTATTGCCAACATGGTCAAGAGTATGATACAATACAAAAAAGATGGAGAAAGGATAAGTGCTTCTCTATTAAGAACTCTGGTTATCATACTTACTTTGGATTATCATCAAATGATTTATCAAATGATGATGAGTTTGAAGTAAAGGATGATGCAACTAAAGCAGAAATCAAACGTGCTTTTATTAAATCTCTTAAAACCAAGAAATTAAATAAAAAGATTCTTGGTGAATTTGTTGAATTGGTGGCTTAATTATGGCAATTTACGACGACATTAAAATTACTATCAACCTTAATGAGTTGGTAGAAGCAAGAGCAAAACTCCAAACTCAATATGGAGATTACTCAGATAAAATAGTTAAGGGTGAGTATCTTGATGTGAATGATATTGATAGGATAGCATCTAAGTTGAGAGATACTTTAACTTGGGATACTCTTTATCAAATGGTTGATGAGGCAGTTTTAGACTACTTGGGTATAAAAGAAAAGAATCCAAGTACAACTATTGAAACTGTTGAGTTAACAATGGAGAAGGAGAGGAAGGCACGAGAGAAAGAGTTTAAGAAAAATTTTGATATGGTTAAGTTAGAATCATCATCATGGACTATTGATGTACCAGTAAGGAAAAACAAATGAATAAGGAATATATTAAAGACATCCCTAACTGGGAAAAAGAATATCTTAATGATATGAAAGATAGTTTATCTAAACAACAGATAGAACTTCTTAATGGTAGATATATTAGGGCATATGAAGGAATGATTTATGGTGAAATGTATTCTGATTGGAAAGAGAAACGTATTAAGCAAACCTTAAATGAGTAAATAATTTTAAATCAACACAAAAGACTTATGAGTGGTGACTGTAAAAATCAACCAGTAATTTTCTATTCGGAAGAAATGACGGAAGCAAAAATTTCATTATTGCTTCAGAATGGTGTCGTGTTTAAGAGTCGTCAACAATATACTATTTTTGATGAGGGAGAAGAAGAATAAATAATAAAAAAGTGTCACTGATAATGAAAACTTTTAAGGAATTTTTAGAAGAAAGTAGTCTGAGTAGGATAAAATCTAAATCAGATAAAGGGGGAATAGCAGTCATCTCTGGAAGTCGTGGTGATAAATCAAAGAAAGAAAATAAGGCAAGAGCAAAGCAGTTAGATAAGGATATCAAGGGTAAGGGTTTACCTGGTGCTACTAAGGTATCTGGAAGATGGGATGAGAAGGATGATAAGACTGGCAAGACCACAAAGGTTAAAGAGAGAAGTCATGTTGTCAGTTCTGGTAAGAAGAGTAAAAGAAAGTTTAAGAAAGCAATAAAAGCACTTGGTAAGAAGTATGGTCAGGATGCGGTCTTGACACAAACCAAAAAAACTGGTACAGTATCAGCAACTCGAAAAGGTGGACTAGGCAAAGATAGTCAAGGTAGAAACGTTAAAAGAATAAAGGCAGGTAAATTTAAACCAGGCCAAACTTCACCAGAAGGTGATACCAAAATTAAAGGAAAAACCTTTGCTTACAAAAAATGACAAACAAACTTTATGATGACTCCAATTGGAGAGAAGAGTACAAGAGTTACACCAGTAACAAAAAACATCTTGAATTACTTGAAAACGGACCTAAAAGCTTATCGCAGTCATGGATACTGCAAGCACTCTATAATGAGTGGAAGAAAGTAAAGGGGTATAATAAACTTGATCCTAAAGAAAATGAAGGTCAATTACAATCATCTATGAAAGAATGGGAACAGAGTGTGAAGCAATATGAAAATCCTAGACCAGAAGAACAGATATATGATGAGTTAAATGATCCATATGGGGGACGATAAAATAAGTGTCCACGAGGGTCTATATGACCCTCTTTTTTATACTATAATAACTTCAGTTAAATAAAACACAATGCCTTTTGAAATTAAGATGACTGAAGACCAAGTAGTAGATGGATTGAGGAGTGCTTATGGTACAGAATTTACTGCTGCTGATATTAAGGGATTTTGTTCTATGAATGATATCACTTATCAAACAGTAACTAAGAAATTGAAAAAGTATAAGGTTGCTAAGGGTAGGTGGAATTTAGAAGTAACAACTAAAGCAGTTGAAAACATTGAAAAATCATTTAATGCACCTGCTGTAGTTCCTTCAGAGATTCAAAATTTAGTTCCTGAAAAGGATAATACTTTTGTTCCATTTGGTAGTTTTAAAGATGTTAAAAAAATCATACAAAGTAATGTTTTTTATCCTGCTTTTATCACTGGACTATCTGGAAATGGTAAAACATTTTCAGTAGAGCAAGCATGTGCTCAACTTGGTAGAGAACTTATTCGTGTAAACATTACTATTGAAACTGATGAAGACGATCTTATTGGTGGGTTCCGTCTTGTGGATGGGGCAACTGTTTGGCATAACGGACCTGTCGTTGAAGCACTTGAACGAGGAGCAGTCTTGTTACTCGATGAGATTGACTTGGCTAGTAACAAAATCTTATGCCTCCAATCCATACTTGAAGGTAAAGGGGTGTTCCTCAAAAAAATCGGTAGAGTGGTCAGACCTGCGGTAGGATTTAATGTTATTGCCACTGCAAATACTAAGGGTAAGGGTTCTGATGATGGTAGGTTCATAGGAACTAATGTTCTTAATGAAGCATTCCTGGAAAGATTCCCTGTAACTTTTGAGCAAGATTATCCATCACCAACTACTGAGAATAGAATCTTGGGTGCAGTTGCTGCTCATTTGGGTGTTACTGATACTGATTTCTGTAAGAGATTAGTTGATTGGGGTGACATCATCCGTAAAACATTCTATGATGGTGGTGTGGATGAGATTATCAGTACTCGTCGTTTAGTTCACATTCTTCGTGCATATAGTATCTTTAACAATAAAGCAAAGGCAATTCAAGTATGTGTTAACAGATTTGATGATGATACTAAGCAATCATTCCTTGAATTGTATGACAAAGTAGATGCTGATTTTCAACTTGACGATAAGGAGGTGAACTGATATAATGGTTAATGCTTGGAGTTTACTTTATGATGAACTTTATGGAGATGATAAAATGACTGATGAAAACAGAGTGACACCACAAGAAAGTGATGAGTATGATCCAATAAAAACAAGTATTGATTTGGGTAATGGTATTACTATTAGTGGATTAGAAGATGGGATTAGTATTAGTACTAATCCTGATGATTATGAGCATTCACAATATTGGTATGATTATAATCGTAATGATCTTGATATGCCAAATCCTTTTGCTACTGATCCTCTTGCAGATAATGATGACCAAATTGCACATCATATTCAAATAAATACATCGGCTAATTCAACAGAAGGTGTAATGGAAAAAATTAACTCTGAAAAAAGAGACTATAGGTATAAGTATCATGAGAAGGAAATTTTCGAAGATTTGGAGACTTATATATCCAGTACTTACAACGGACACTATACTGGTACCAGTCATGAGTATCGTAATGTTCAGACGTTAGATTTAATGGCTGCACAAGATATTGCTTCTGGTTTCTGTCAGGCAAATATTTTGAAATATGGTAGTAGGTATGGTAGTAAAGATGGTAAAAATAAAAGAGACTTGATGAAAGTGATACATTATGCTATGCTACTATTACATTTTGATGGACACTATAAAAAATCCTCAGAATGTGATGGAAATTTTGAACAAATGCCTTAATTATGAAACTTAGAGACCAAACTATGAATTTATCTGAAAAAACTCTAACAATCCTTAAAAACTTTGCTGGTATTAACAATTCCATTCTTGTAAAGAAAGGAAATAATCTTCGTACCATTTCTGTTGCTAAGAATATTCTTGCAGAAGCAGAAATCGTTGAAGATTTCTCCAGAGATTTTGCAATCTATGATTTAAATCAGTTCTTGAATGGACTTGGATTGCATCAGGATCCTGATCTAGATTTTAAAGAAGAATCTTATTTGACTATTCGTGAAGGTAAGAGGAGAGTAAAGTATTTCTTTGCAGATCCTAATGTAATTATTTCTCCACCAGAGAAAGAAATTAGTCTTCCTACTGAAGATGTTCATTTTCAACTTGATAGTGTTACGTTAGAAAAACTTTTGAAGGCTGCAGCAGTCTATCAGTTACCTGATTTATCAGCAGTTGGCGGAGCAGGTGTTGTTAAACTTGTTGTACGTGATAAGAAGAATGATACTTCTAATGAGTTTGCCATTGTAGTTGGTGAAACTGATAAAGAGTTTTCTTTCAACTTTAAGGTAGAGAATATTAAGATTATTCCTGGTGCATATGATGTGGTAGTTTCTTCTAAATTATTATCACAATTTACTAATTCAACTTATAATCTAAAATACTTTATTGCACTTGAACCAGATTCTACTTTTGAATAATGTTTTGTGATAGATTAAGTTTAGTTACTGGTGGATTTGATCCTATTCATAGTGGTCATCTTCAGTATTTTAAAAGAGCAAAGGATTTATCGAATTATCTTGTAGTGGGATTAAATGGTGATCCTTGGTTGACACGTAAGAAGGGACAATACTTTCAGTGTTGGACTGAACGTGCAGATATTGTACGTCATCTTGATATGGTTGATGCTGTTATATCATGGGACGATGCTGATGATTCTGCATGTGGTGCTATAGCAAAATGTTTAGAGATATCTAATGAAGTAATATTCTGTAATGGAGGTGATAGAGGTAAAACCAATACACCAGAATATGAAACATATAAAGATAATTCAAGGGTATCATTTGAATTTGGTATAGGAGGAACAGATAAAATGAATAGTAGTTCATGGATACTTCATGGATATTTTGAACGTCAACGTAAATTACTGGGAATATGAGATTAACACAAGAAGTAATTGATAAAATTCAATTAGCAATGACCCACACCAAAATGAATGGTGAAACCAACTGGAAGGATGGTGATGAAATTGATGTGTGTCTTGGTGGCACATTTGCTGGTGATAAGTTTATCTCCATTATCAATAGAACACGTAGTAACACTACCAAAAAATAAATTATGTGGTATATTATAGGTTGGACGATAGTTACTATGTGGGTACTATCTAAATTTGGTGTTTTTAAAAAGAAATGAAGAGATTATGGAGGATTTGGAAGTATGCGTTGGGTAGTTTTTCTGACGAAAAAACTAGACGATACGACAACTACATTGTTCTGGTACGTTCTATTATTTTCTTTTCTTATCTCATCACTAACTGTTTTATTATTGGTGGAGTAATCCGTCACTGGAATTAATTATGAATATCTTTGTTACCAATCCTGATCCACATGTATCAGCAAGAGTATTGCCTGATAAACATGTGGTCAAGATGCCCTTAGAGACATGTCAAATGCTCTCTATTGTATTTTCACACTGGTATTATGATTGGGGTGATGATTTAGTTAAGAAGAAAGATGGAACCCCTTATTCAGTTAAGAAAGGTGCTTTTCGTAATCATCCATGTACTCAATGGGCAGCAGCAAGTATGTACAATACTGCATGGTTAATACAACATGGTTGTGCCTTATCTGGTGAGTATTCTCATCGTTATGGTAAGATCCATGGATGTGCTGATGCTTTGTTTGAGGCAAAGAAAACATTTCATAGATTTGCAAATGAAGTAATTACATGCTATTGTATGGTGGAGTCCTTTACTCGTGCGATGCCTGATGAGTATAAACATGACACAAGCATTGACACTTTTACTGC